GGTGATAAGGCAACGAAGGCCGAAAGGGTACGTTCGAACGAAACGCCGTATTCGTCGGCGAACATTTGAATTACTTTGTTATAGCGCCCATACGCAAGCAAACCTTCGGCAATGTCGGCGTCGGTCGCCAATTGGTACATTTTGCGAAGGTTGCGGCCCGACATATCAAAGCCCAAAGACGCGCGGGTTCGATACCATGAACGCGCGTGCGCTGGTTCCGTAATCCTTGGCCAGCGTCGCCCGGCTAATTTCCTGAAGGTCGCCCCGTTCGGTTAATGTGGTCAAGGCGCGCTTCAGGGCACCGCTTGAACCGATACGGTCTTTCCTGAAGACGGCAACGGCGGCAAGCTTTCGTTGAAGGAAAGAGTAAGGAACGATTTTGTTTGAATGAAGATTTGACAAACCTTCGCCCGCATATTTCGAAACGTCGGGCCAAGGTGAAACAACGAATTCTTTTACCGTTGCAACAACTTTCGCAAGCTGTTTCGTTTCGTCGTTATCAACGCCAATTTCGCCAGCGTTGAAGCGGTCAAGAAGATTTCGAACGTCGGCAACGATAATATTTGTCGCCCAAGTTGCAACGTCGATATTTATTGTCGGGTCGTATGGGTTGCAACCGACAGCCACAAGCCCGGCCAACTTCATAGCTTTAATGTGCGCCCGGTTCCAAAGGTGGCGACGAATTTCTTTATCGCTTGAATTTATTTGTAAGTCGCAATGTTTGTCGAATTCGTCGAACATTGCTTTTGCTTCGGGCGTATATTGAACGTTAATGGCTTTGTGTTGGCTGTTCAACATTAAAGAATGTGCGCAAAGCGTCGAAAGCATGTCAATCAATTCGAAAGACGGTTGAACGTGCAAATGCCCCGGATTAAATGCCGGGCGTTCGCCGTGGTATTCAATAGTTGTAAAGCGCGGAAGAAGACCTTCAGAAATCAAACCTTCGTGTAAGCCTTCGTAAAATTTTTCCGGCGTCGATTCACCAAGCAACGAAAAAGAGGGGCTTAAAACCGCTGTCGTGTTCTTGTCTTTGTCCGAATAAATTGAAGGTCGAAGAACCTTACCTTCGCCCGATTTGTTGTAAGCGTCCAACAGGAAACGACGAAGGCCCATAAGGTGCGGCGCGGCGTTAACGCTTGCCATTTGCTGAAGATAAATACCAAATTCGCCAACCAACGAAACGAAGCTTGTTGGGCCTTTCGACATATATTTAATAATAGCTTGCGCCGAAGCAATTTCCGCCGGGCCGATAAAGTCGGTCGCCGCTGGAACGGTTCGAATGACCGAAGCAAATAGCTTGTCGATACCGCTTGCGATTGCTTCTTTGCCCGTACCCGTCGGCGCAAGAAGAAGCATATATTGATTAAGGCCCGTGCCCGAAATATTGTAAGCCCTTCCCACAATACCGGCCACCATGCCAAGGGCACCCGCAAGCGCGATTTCTGGAACGGGGCGCGGCGCTTGTGCGTAAATGAATTGGGCAATTTCACCAATCAAGCCGGGCGGCACTGAATAAAGTTCGTTCTTTGGTATCAATGGGCCAACGTCGGAATCGTCGGCAACTGGAACGGTATTGTTCAAACTTGCGGCGCGTTCTTGGTCTTCTTTTTGGCGCTTTGCGATAGCTTCGTTAAGTTGGTTTTGAAGGCCGTCAATATCAACCGGCGGAAGCATACGGTCGAAGCACTTGTTCAACATATAGTTAACGTAATCGTCGCGCTTCGCCTTTTCCCGTTCGCCTAAACCCGACGCCCTGAACAAGCGGGATATTTGCGCCCGGTTTTGCGTGTAAAAAGCGATAATGTCAACAAGTGCAAAGTCGGCTTCGGATTGCGAAGGGTAATAGTCTTGCCAGCGCCCGGCGTATAGGTTCGCGAACTTTTCACCGTTTGCCGCGTCGGTCGCACGCTGAAGAACAACTTCGTCGGGTTCCTTAGCTTCGGCAAGGCCAGCATAAACGGCGGCGGCTTGGTTCCCGGTTGCCATTTGCGACCAAAGAACATTAAGAAGTTCGCCGAAGTCGTTAATAGGTGCGTCGCGGTAAACTTCGCCGGTCATGGTCATATAACGACCCGACGAATAAATTTCGATAAACGAACGGCGACGGCCCGAAGGCAATTGGCCCTTGACAATGATATGAAGGCCCGCGCCTGAAGGCGAACGTTCGGCGTAACTGTTGAATTCGTTGAATATTTTAATTTGGCGGTCAAGTGCGGTTTGGTCGCCTTTCGTGTCGTCAAGGTCAATAAACGCGTAAGGGTCGGCTTCAGTTAAAACAAACCCTATTCCGTCGTACCAGTTGGAAGACGTGGCCGCGTGGCAAGCTTGGTCGAAAGTGGCCCAAGTGTTCGGGTCGGTTACGCTTGCAAGCCTTCCCGTGTTTGGTGAATACGGAACCTTAGTCGGTTTTGCGCTGTCGGTATCTTCGAACCGCCAAACCACCCATTGCGCAAAAAGCCGCATTTCTTGCGGAATATTGTTGTAATTCATTATTCGACCCTTAACTTCGAACCCGACAGGAATTCATACAACTTTTGAATCGTATTAACTGAAGGGTCTTCAATCTTCCCGCGATTGAACATACGAAGCCAAGATTCTTTAATTCCGGTTTCTTGTTCTATGGTGGCGAAAGTCATGGTCGCCGGGCGCGCCTTCAGCAATTCGCGCGTCTTTTCGTAAAGGGTCATAGTAACGGCCTTCGCTTATTGTGGGCAAGTTTTCGGTTCGATTGGCTGAATCTTAGCTTGCAAAATCTTATCTGTAAAGGACAATATTTTATTGACATCTTGGGGCGGTTGTCCTAAGCTTCGGAAACCTTAACAAAGGAGCGCCCGCGCTATGAGCAACAAAGACGTTTATCAAACCGCTTCGGAAATGGTCGCCAATGGCGAAGTCGAATTTGACTATATTGAAGAAGCACAATGTACCCTTTCAACCCATTGGTTCGGCGAATATGTCGGTCGAACTCATTTCGAAACCATTCTTAAAGATGCAATCGAAGCCCTTCAACGCCTTGACCAAATTAAAAAGCTTTTGTTCTACGGTCGCGGCATTCTTGACAACGACGGCAACATTATTGCCGCGAAGCCTGATTTCGAACATTGCGGCGAATTTGGCGGTTCTGAATTCAAAGAAGTCGTAATTCATGGCATTATTGGCAAGGCTACCGAATCCGGCGAATTGCTTGAACTTTTGGCCGAATGGCTGGAAAGCGAAGGCGAACTTGACGTTGTGAACCTTCGCGAAGAAGTAGGCGACGGCTTTTGGTATGACGCCATTCTTGCGAAGGCTTGCGGATTCACGTTCGGCGAAGCCCAAGTTGTAAACATTGCCAAGCTTCGCGCCCGATTCCCGAACAAGTTTGCGGCGTATGATGCAAACAACCGAAACTTGGACGAAGAACGAAAAATTCTTTCGAAGGGTATTGACAGCGCCGAATAATGGTCGTATATTTGAAACATGCCGTCGGATAACCCGGCGGCAACTCAAACCCAAGGAGCAACCAAAATGTCGAATCGCGATAATAAAATTCTTGCTTGGCAAGAAGCCGTTAAAACCATTGCCGCCGCAAAAGACGCCGAAGCGGCACTTCGTAAAGAAGTATTGAAGGAATGCTTCAACTTCGAAAGCGACGAACGGGAAGGAACCGAAAACGTTGAACTTGGCAACGGTTATAAGCTGAAGGCTGTTTTCAAGCTTAACCGTCGTCTTGACAACAAAGACGAAGGCGTTGACAAGGCACTTACCAAGATTGAAAAAAGCGGCCCCGAAGGTCAATTTGTGGCCGACCGTCTTGTTAAATGGAAACCCGAACTTTCGCTTTCCGAATACAAGAAGCTTCCCGACAAGTTCAAAAAGCTTATTGACGAAGTTTTGACAGCTTCGCCCGGTACGCCGTCGCTTGAACTTGTTGAACCTAAAGCTAAAAAGTAAGGGTCGTGCCCCGGTTGCCCACAAACAGCCGGGGCCGTTTCTGCTATGCTTTATCGTTGCCGTTGTAATAAATGCCGGTCGCGCAAAACGCTTAAAATGCCGCCCGATTGGTATATTCGAAAGCGGTTCATTCAATGCCCGAATAGGTGCGGCGGCGAACTTCGAATTGATAAACATAGAACTTTCGGGAAGTATCAAGTAACGTGTTATTGTTCGAATTGGTGGTTCCCGCATAGGCGAACGAATGAATGCCCGGATAAACGCGACATATACGGCGAACATTTGTCAAGGTATGGGCCAAGCGAAGAACCGGAATATTTGGAAATACCGGCGTTTTTAAGACGAAATGACGATTAGGTGAAATTATGCAAATGAACCAGTTAAAGCCAGCTTCACAACTGGCGCAACAATTCGGGGTTAAGTGCTTGACCTATGGCGGGCCGGGTATGGGTAAAACCCCGCTTATCAAAACCGCGCCCCGGCCCGTGCTTTGCGTTGTCGAACCGGGTATGTTGTCAATGCGCGACGCCACAAACCTTCCGGCTTGGGACGCATACACGCCCGAACGAATCGAAGAATTTTTTACTTGGCTGTTCCAATCGAACGAAGCTAAGAACTTCGATACGGTCGGCATTGATTCAGTTTCGCAACTTGCCGAAATCTTTCTTACGCAAGAATTGAAGCGTAACAAAGACGGTCGGAAGGCTTATGGCGAAATGTCGCGCCGGGTTATGGATTTGGTCAACGGGCTTTATTACTTGCCGAACAAACATATTTATTTGATAGGCAAGCAAGCGACAGCCGACGAAAACGGCGTTTCAACTAAGCGCCCGTATTTTCCGGGGCAAGACTTAAACGTTAAGGTTCCGCACCTTTACGACGAAATTCTTCATATTGGCGAAGCGAACGTTCCCGGCATGGCAAAACCTGTCGTCGCGATTCGCGCGTTACCGACTTTCGGCATTATGGCCCGCGACCGTTCGGGCCGACTTTCTGAATTTGAACCGCCCAACTTGGGCGACTTGTTCCGAAAGTGTATGTCGTAACGGTCTTCGTTCTTCGTACCGTTAAACCGAAGACAAACTTCAACTTTTGCAAAAGGTGAAATTATGGCACAGTTAATCCAACCATTTAACGCACAACAGTTCGACCCGACGCAAGGCGTCGGCGGGCTTCCCATTGGTCGGCACCCGGTCGTTGTTGATTCGTCGGAAGTAAAGGCGAATTCGAAAAATGACGGCGGTTATCTTCAGTTGAATTTGAAGATTATCGACGGGCCGCAAGCTGGAACAACCGGCGCTTACCGGCTGAACCTTTATCATTCCAACCAACAAACCGTTGAAATTGCGCACCGCCAATTTTCCGCCGTTTGTCACGTCGTCGGCGTGTTCAACGTTCAGGATTCCGGGCAATTGCACAATATCCCGTTTATTGTCGAAGTCGGGCCACAAAAGAACGACCCGCAATATACCGAAGTTAAAAAGGTGTTCGACATTAACGGCAACGAACCCGGTAAAGCTGGCCAAGGCAACGCCCCGGCCCAAACCCAAGGCGGCGCGCAAGCTGGCGGCAATTGGGGCGGAAACCAGCAACCCCAAAATAACCAGCCCGCGCAAAACGGCAACGGCCCGGCTTGGGGCGGCGGCAATCAGCCAGCCAACAACCAACCCGCGAACAACCAACCGGCCAATAATGGCGGCGGTGCGGCTTGGGGTGGCAATAACCAGCAACAGCCCCAAAACAACCAACAGCCAGCCAACAACGGCGGCAATTGGCAACAGGGCGGGGCATCCGCTGGCGGCGCTCCTTGGGGTGGTCAACAGTAAGGCCCGCAACACGCGTCGGGGTTTCGGCCCCGGCGCTTTTTTCACGTTAAGGAGTAAGG